AAAATAATGGCAGCAGATTTTGAAATATCCGCATTATCCGGAACAGGTACTGCCACTATTCGTGTAAAACCGAAGGCAATAAATGAAGACCGAGATAATATCAAAGAACAGATCCTCAAGGTAGTAGTACAGGGAGTAGAAAGGGAAGTAACCTTGGTTCAGAAAGCTAACACTACCCCTGCAGAATCCTGGAATACATACTGGAGTATTTCTCCAGACGTAACTGCCCATACCTTTGATGGTACTAAAAAGGGTGAGACTTTAGAGATAGAGGTATACAGCTATCAACAAAAGTTCCTCAACAATGTACCTCAGGATGAATATAGAGCTGTAGATTGGAAAATCGAAACTACCGTAGACTGGTTAGAAGTAACCCAAGAGGTAGGCGAAGGTAATAAACCAGGAAAGGCTATTATCAAAACTCTATCAAGAAATGGGGAGTATCAGTCGGGTACCTATAATCCAATTGAAAGAACTGGAGTAGTCAAGATAATTCCAAGTGAAAAATTCGAGAAAGCTATTAATATAACTCAATCTCCAAGTGTTAGAGTAGTTACTTATGAAATTAGACCAGTAGCAGGATTAGGTCACTCTGCAGCAAATAATCCTGCTGTGAAGACTGCTACCTTTAGGGGTTACATAGTGTACACTATCAATGGAGAAGAGGTAGCTACGTTTATTAGACCCTTCAGAGTACCCAAGATTGGGGAAACAGTTAATGGTACTATCCCAAACCCAAGTGGAGACCCTATTCCTTGGAAACTATGGTTTACGAATTACCCCTCAGCAGCAACGACCAGTGTTGATGAATTAACCTGTACTATCCATTATGACTGTAGGTTTTTTGGAATTTTATATACCTTAGTAGTAGAGGCTCAAATACGCGTAGGAGATGGTACAGTAAATTGGGTAAATGCTGATGAAGGACTTAGAGTTATTCCTGATCAAGCTTAATTATGGTAAATTCAGAAGAAGTAGTTGAGAGAACATTCTATATATGTCTCCTCAGCACCATGTTAGAAATGGGTCTTACCTTAAATCCAGAAGACTTCTTGCCCTTGTCTCAAGAAAACGAAAAACGTTTTGCAGAGGCTATCAAGGGTATGCCTAAGTTTATACCCTTGTTTGGTATAGGAAACAATCAGGTAAAAGGACCCAAGACTCTCCCCAGAATAACAATCGAACTGCAAGGTTATTATGCTGGTGATATTGGAGTGAACAAATATATCATTGGTGATAAGTTAGAAGACGGTAATTACCAAGCTTCAGAGTTTCCCTATGAGACTAAAGATATCACAGTTGATATACACCTCGTTTCTCAAACACAAGCCGATATGAGATTATTGCATACAATCTTATATGCTGGCTTACCTGCTAGAGGATATGTAAGACCATACTTTAATGACTTAGAGGAATGGAGCAAGGGCAGGCTTGACCCAACCGGAAACCTATTCATTGAAATTGGTAATTATTATGACCATCCAGATGTAGAACATGGTATACTTGAGAAGGTATATACTTACGTATGTAAAGATGGTATTCTCCCAGAAAAGCTTTTGGAAGAAGGTACACTTACACCTATCAAAGATATTACTGCTCTCATTGGATTGTTCGAACAAAACGAAAATGAAATGCTAGAGTTGAAGATACCTAAGGAATAGGTACAATACTCTAGGGTATAAATTAAACGAGTAATTAACTTTAATCACAATAGAATTATGCCAACTTCACCTCATGTAGATTTTAAGTTTAAGAACAACAATGTTCTTCAAACTACTCCTATGTTAGGAGTTTCTTGTGTATTGGCTAGAACTACTAAGGGCCCATACGATGACCCCTCAGAAATCATCTCTACTTTCTCTCAGTTTCAAAGAATTTATGGTTCTGAGATTGTGCCAGATGGTTCTGTATCAAATATCGAAAAAGCCTTGACAGGTGGTTCTAAGCTTCGTGTTATTCGAGTACTTGGTAAGGGAGCTACCCAGGGTACAGTGGCTGCAACTGCAGCAAGTAAAACAAAGGCTGCTGCTAAATCCGAAGAGGAAGGCATAGTACCGGCTTCTGCTGCCCCAGACCCAGCTACACCTGCAGCACTCATTACCATTACCTCAAGTGGAGTTACTTATAGCTTAGGCTTGGTAACTAAAGGTTATGGGGACCCAATCGGTAGTACTGATAGTTTCCAGGTGGGTTTCTACAAACAAGCTAACACCTTGTATTACAAAATCTATTCTGGCAATGGTCAAGTACTTGAACAAGGTCCAGTAATCACTTACAAAACTGCCGATGAAAATAATGATACTTCGGTAGATTACCTTGCTCTTAGTGCATTTGCTAAGAACTCAGAATATATTAAGCCGGTAGTAGTTGCTGGTTCTTCTTTCGAGAATCTTATCAAATGGCTTACTGATAGTGTAGATGGTACAAAGAATGCCGTTACATTAACTGTAGGTGGTGCTGCTCCTACAGAAGATGAAAAGAAGTTTACCGGTACTATCGGTTCTGCAGGTTCTACTCCTACTGCCGATGAATGGATTGCTTCTTTGGACTTCGTAAAGGATTACACTGACTTCTATCAGTTATTCATTTCTCATATCTCTCAACACCTTACTGCTGATGCAGATGTACTCAAGGTATACAAGGCTGCTGCGGATATGGCAAAGGAACTGATGGAATGGGTACTCTATATCGAAGTTCCGAAACACCTTACTCATTATACTCAGGGTACTCAGGCCAGAGATTACAAAGCTCAGGTAACTTGGGTACAGACTTGCTTGGGTACTGTGGGTAACTCTAAGTATATTGCCTATTTCGGTGGTGGACTTAAGTACTACAATGAAAACGGTAATCTTCAAGATTCCGATGTAGTGGGTACCATTGCAGGTTTGGGTGATGCTTCTGCTACTCAATATGGACCTTGGAAATCTTTTGCAGGTATGAACCGAGGGGTTATTGGGGATGCCGTTGGACCAGTATGCCCGAACTATGGTTCTCCCTCTCGGTATTCAGAATTGAATACTCTGGCCCAAAATTACATCAATGAGATGGTAATCAAGGATACTCCTGATGCAGGCAAACAGACAATGCTTTGGCATTGCTTCTCTTCTCAGGTAAAACAGGATTCAGAACGGTTCCTTTCAATCGTAAGATTGAACTTGTATTTGAAGAAGTTCCTTCGTCCTGTACTTAACAAGTACATCGAAGAGCCTAACGTTTGGAGTACTTGGAAGAGAATTTGGTTGGAGGTTAAACCCACACTAGACTCTTTGGTAGATGAAGATGCCATGACCGAATATACCTGGATGGGTGACCAAGATGCAACCTCTTGGGATGATCTCTCGGTTAACAACGAGGCAGATGCTCGTCAAGGTAAGTACCGTGCTATCCTTAAGTATAAGGACGTAGTTCCTATGCAAGAGGTAACTATGGAAATTGTAATTGATGCAGCTTCCAAGTCTGTATCAATTGTGGAATCAAGTAATAACGCTTAAATAATTATAACGATGGGAGCAAAAGTAAAAAATCCACGGAAGAAGTTCTTGTGGAGTATCATGTTCCCCAAGCACCCTATCAATACTTATCTGTTCCAAACTTGTACTTTGCCAGATGTAGAGATTGACCAGGTTGCTCATGGGGACGTCAATAGAGACGTTAAAACTCCAGGTAGGGTTTCAGTTGGTAATCTTATCGTAGAGAAACTTATGACTACTGCAGGTTCAGATACCTGGCTTCATGATTGGCTCTATGCTTGCCAAGATATGATTGCCGGTGGGGGATTACCTCCTGCTCAGATATGGGAAACTGCAATCGTAAATGAACTTGCTGAAGACGGAGTCTCAGTTCTTAACACCCATATCTTCGAAGAGGTTTGGCCCTGTAAAGTTACTGGCTTAGACTTGGACAGAATGGCTTCAGAGAATACCATTGAGTCCATTGAGTTCTCAGTTGGTACTGCAGATAAATACTAATTCCTTAGTCTATTTTCACTAAGATTCGGTGGAGGGGTGGGATTCCTGAGATAGGATGTCTCACCCCTTTCTTGTTGTTATAGGGAATACTATGAACATTTGTAAACATAAAAAGTAATTAATATGGAATTTAGAACATTTGGATTTATCGGACCGTCTGGTTATAAATACCAGATTAGAGAACAGAATGGTGCTGATGAAGATATTCTCAGTAACCTTTCAGACATGAAAACTTTGATGAACCTTACTAAGTTCATTGCAGCAATTGTAGTAACTACAGATGCAACACCCAGTGGGAAGTTAACCATTGAGGATGCACTTAACTTACCAGTTAATGACCGGTACTGTATTATCTTCAATTCTCGAATTTTCTCTTTGGGAGATGAAGTAGAATTCGAATACGATTGGGGAAAAGAAGGAGGGAAGGTTATGTATGGCCAAGATCTTCACGAGTATCTTTTCGATTACAGTCAGGTTCCTTCTGAAGAAGAGCTCAAGGAAAAACCAGATGCCATTCCTTTCTATCCGGAAGGTAAGAAACTTACGGACCATGAGTACACTCTCTCTTCAGGTAAGCTTATCAAATTCGATTGCATGACCGGTAAGGGTGAACAGATGTTCATGGCTTTGCCTATGGAGAAACAAACAAAGAATGCTCCTCTCCTTTGCCGTAACCTTTACTTAGATGTAGATGGTAACTGGGAAAAGGTTTCAAACTTTACACCTTTTAGTGCAAAAGATATGGCTGAGATGAGAAAGTATATTCTATCTATCGACCCGGTATTCAAAGGGGATTCTCATATCACCCATCCACAGACTGGAGAGGAAAGAAACTATCCTATAGCTTGGGCACCTAATTTTTTCTACCTGACGGAAGAGTAAGTTTAGAAAGTGATTTTGTTTATATCACTAGAGCCGAGATAACTTTAGATTATTTCGGCTTTTTACGTCTTCCGTACAGAATAAGAAAAATATTCAAGGATATGGCCGAGCAATATTATAAACAGATTAAAAAGAAAACGAAATGATAAATGCCAGTAGGAGTGTAATAGAGGTCGGTGTTGCCATGGTTTTAAGAGACCGATTCTCTCAAGAAGCTGGTAAGATATCTGGTTCATTTAGAACTATGATGAATGATATGAATACCTGGAACAGAGGTATTCGGATGTCAGCTTCTAATTCACTAGACTTCGGAATGCAGCTCGTAGGGGGAATGGCCAGGGCCTATAAATACTCTGCAGGTGTTCAGAATGAAGTTTGGACTGCTTCGAAGATTGCTGGTGCTACCATTGCAGAACAAAGAGAAATGTTACAATTGGCAAAAGATGTCAATGAGATAACTCCTCTTACTGCTTCGGATGTTGCATCAGGACAAAGATACCTGGCTATGGCAGGTAATAAATTCGATGCTATTAAGGAAATGATTGGGCCGGCTTCTAAGCTGGCTTCAATCTTTACAATGCCAGTGGGAGGTAAAGGTGGTGTAGCTGACTTGATGACTAATATCATGTCAATGTACCAAATCCCAATGACCGAAGCCGCTAGAGTAACTGATGATTTATATACTGCAGTAACTAATGCAAATATATCTTTACAGGACTTAGCCCAGTCCATATCTTATGCAGGAGCAGATATGGCAACTGCAGGAGTAGATCTTAGGCAAACTGCTGCGGCCATTGGTGTATTGGGAGATATGGGTATACAAGGTTCTATGGCTGGTACCTCTCTGGCAAATATGATACGTTATTTACAACTATCTCTTGTTAACCAAAAAAAGAAAGGCTATAACGCTTTAGCAAACATGGGCTTAAGTCCCGATGACTTCTTCGATGCTCAGGGTAATCTTATTGACTTATATTCTGTATATCAAAAGTTTGCTAAGGCAGCAGTAGATATGCCTTCTCGTGTTGAAACTCCAACATTCTTCAATATCTTCGGTGTTCGTGGTAATCGTGGTATGCTCCCAGTACTTAGAGATATTGCCTCTGGTAGGGATAAGATGGGACAGATACTTGCTACCTATAATAAGAATATGGGTGCAGTAAACCAGATGAACGAAGAAAGACTTAAGACAGATGCCGGTGTAATTGACCAATGGGAATCTTCACTTGAGAACTTAACGGTAACTGCAGGTGCTGCAATGGGTAGAGTATTTACTCCCGTTCTCCAATTCGGAACTAAGTTTGTAGACATAGTTAATACTATTTCAGAAACTTGGGGAGGTAGCTTTGCCTTAAGAGTAGCCGCTACGGGTGTAGTAGTTGGTACTATAGTGGCAGGCTTTAGGACTTTGAGAGGTATCATGAGGATGACCTCTTATCTTCAGGCCTTAACTACTACTGAAACCAATGGTATGTCAGCTGCAGCTATAAAGACTAATACCCAATTTGCCATCATGGAAGCTCACATGGTAAGTATGGTTAATCTCATGAGAACTATGGTTCAACTCCAGATGATGTCAAGTGGTATCGGAATGAATAGCAAAGGTAGATTTTATAATATGTCAAACGGTAGGTATGTTAAGACACCAAATCCTGGTGTACCAATGGCAACTACTATGGCGGGTAATCTCATGGGCGGTGCCGTTGGGGGAGCCGCTGCTAATGCAGGTGGTAGAGCAGCAGGTCAGATTGCTACTAGAGGTTTAACCGGTATGCTTGGCAGATTTATGGGATTCTTAGGAGGACCCTGGGGTTTAGCAATTACTATCGGTTTACCCTTATTAATTGAAGTGGGTAGTAGATTGATAAGCTCGGTAGATAGGAATACTGATGCCCAGAATAACAAAGAAGATGACCCATTAACCATTAGGGCTCAGAATGAAGAGAAATTTGTTAATGCTATAAAGTCTGCAATTAGGGATGGCTTAAAAGAAGGCAAGATTGGCATTAGTATAGATGGGCAATCTGTGGGAGACTATACCCTTGGTAGTCAACAGGATTATACTGGAGTAGTATTAGGATTATAAACTAAAATATTATGGCTAGAATATTAGGACAGGCAGCTGGTAAAGTTATTGAAAAATACAATGACCTTACTCGAGATACAGCGGGTGTTCTTACTGGCCCTTTGAATAAACTTTGGAGAGCTCGGATATTACTTAACCGAGCTACTTCTACTCTTCCAAAAGATAGTGCTCTCAAGGGTAAGATCTATGACCCAAATGGGGTACCCGGAGAAGCTCAGATATCTTCTAAGAACCCAACTCTAAACAAACAACTCCAGGCAAAGTGGAGAATGGAATTACAATTCCCACGTCAAGAGGAAGGGGAAGGAGTAGACCCAGCAAAGGGTAATAAGAATACCACTAATTACAGAAACTTCGAAGTAAAGGCAGACATCCGGTATCAAAACGAAGTACGGATTTATAACATGTCTGCTAACCCAACCCAATATATTACTTTACAGAATCGACCTCCTGAATTAGATTTTAGAGGGGAAACTACTTGGGCAACCATTAAGTCTATGGGTCGTAATACACCTATGTATCATTTCACGGGAGCAGAAGATATCATTCAATTCAATGTATCTTGGTTCTCAACTACTTTGGATAACCCAGAGGAAGTGATAAATAAATGTAGATTACTTGAAGCCTGGACGAAGGCAAATGGTTACCAAGCAGCACCTCCTATAATCCAAATAGAGTGGGGAGATTCCGGTATATTCGAAAACCATTATTATATCCTTACCTCTGCAACCTATACTCTGAAGAACTTTCAGAATGGTTATAGGATAAGGGTACCTGGTAAACCTGCTACATTTGGCAATGGTAAATTATTGCCTGCAGCAGCAACTCAGGAATTAATCTTCAAGAGAGTAAGTGCCTATAACTTATCCTATGGAGATTTTATTAATTCTGATTCACTTAAGAAGACGGAGGGCATTAAATATGATTGATACATCTCAATATTTAAAAGGTGCAAGTCCCTATGACCAAGCCTATGTTTTAAACTATGGTGATGGAGATTATTCTTTAGAGGCAGTACGTACATCAGTACCCTCATCAAGTGATGACATCCAACATACAGTTAAGGATGGTGAGACTTTGCAGAATATTGCTTATCGGTATTATGGGGATTCTGGTAAATGGTTTCTAATTGCTGAAGCCAATACTATCCTCAATCCTTTTAAGGAATTAGAAAGTGGAACCCTTATAAAAATTCCTGTGTATGCCGGCTAAACAAAAACCCATATTATATAATGGAATGGGCCAACCATACTTGGCCCTATTCGATTTTCAAGGAATGCCCATTAAGAATCCTCTTACGGGCATTCCTCTTGGAGCGTATATAAGTACCTGGACTTATAGATATGATGAAGAGAAAGAGAATTTAGCTACTATCACTTTTGATACTGGTAATCCAGATACCGTAGATATTGAAGCTTTGCAAGAGGGTCAGGTAATCTGCCTTCAGTGGGGTTATATTTATCCAGACGGTCAATTCGTATCGGGCCCAGTTAAGATAATCAAGGTGAGAGACTTCGATGCTACTTTCGATTCCACGGGTACTCATGTAACTATTAAGTGCATTGATTCAACGGGTGATTTAAGGTACCAACCAGCCTATAACTTTTCGGATATGGAAGGTTATAAGTTATCTACCTTCTTGGACAATGGTTGTGATAATGCTACTGGTGTAATCATAGAAATCTTTCAGTAATGGAACAACAGATAATAAGTAATAAAGTATACGAGTCACTACAGGTGCCTACAGAAAATACTCGAACTACTACTGGAAAGGTGCTTTATGCTAACCGGTTTAGTGGAGTAGCTCAAGTAGCTATGCCTGAGGATTTGAAGGCTCTGATTGATAGCGACTTTGGTTTGGTGGGTAAGAATATCTTGGTTCAATTAGAACAGAAGATGAAAGGTTATACCAATGGGCCTTGGTATGTAGATTCCAGAGATGGAGTTATCTACATACACAATCGTAAGTTCAATGAGGAACCAGTTCATACTTATACTTACCAAGGAGAAAACGGTGAGGTACTCAGTGTATCCTTTACCATGGAGAACATTACTAAAAGAGTTAAAGCAACTCTATCTCCTTTGGTAAGCCCAGAAACTAAGGACTTAAATGTAATCACTACTGGTATAAAAGAACCAGAAGAGGAAAAAACTTCGAATGAGAATGACCAATACATAGCCAGAGTAGATAATACAATGGTGGTTAATTATGGTAGTGATAATGTGGAGGATTATCGAAGTCATCCCACAACTAATCATATTGGGGAATGGGAAGCTCAAAATAAAAGTTTCGATAGGTACCTAACTCATAGGCAAGCACTCCAAGAATTCAATGCTTCTAATCCTGCAGAAGCTTATGAAAAGGGAAAGCAGAAACATCTGGATGAAATGAATATGGATGAATTAAGAGAGACCATTAATCAAGCAGTTTCTAATTTGCCCAGTGACCGTAAGAGAGCCGTACAACAAGCTTTACGTAATTCAAAGAATGGTAAGGAATTGGAGGCTAATCTTTACAACATCCTTAAAAATGAAAGATACCTATTTGAAGGCGATGACCAGATGACCTATATGACCATAGAATATGTGGACCCCATGGATTATGACCCAGAAGGCTACGCTTCTAATCAAGCAGGTGCTGGAATTGCTTCCGGTATAAACTATCAGATGGGAGTATTACCTGCTTCTAAAAGAGGGTATGCTGCTCTAAAGAATGACCCCTATACCATTGTCCTTAGTGATATGGAAACTGATACTTCTAAACATTATGGTCAAGGTCAATACGGTAAGAAGGTAAAAGTACAACATTGGAAGAAATCTAATGTTAAAGTACCAATCTATAAACTCTATCATAATCTCTTTGGTAGATATGGTGGGGCAGATAAGTATGCTTGGGCAGCTAATGCTAATGCCAATGGTGGTTTAAAGCATACCGAAAAACGGCTCGTATGCAAAATGCAAGTAGTGGGCAGACCTTCTCTAGCATCTTCCCAGATTATTATAATTGATAACGTGGGCAAACGTTGGTCAGGCCCTTGGTACATTAAACAATGTACTCATTCCATGGATGCCGGTCAAGGTTATGTAACTAACTTAGAGCTGGTTAAGAATGCTGGTAAGTCAGGTTCAGTTACCTCGAAATCTGGTTTATCTACTCAAACTATTGTGGCTAATGATGCTAAGTCGAATAGTAAAACCAATAAGGGTAAAGATAAGAAAGCCTTGAGTAATACCAATGAATTGGTACTTGACTTTACCTATAATGAGGTAGTATACTTTGTAGAGAACTTCATGGGTAAGGATGGTGAGGTAGTTGATAAAAAAGGTGCTTCTGAATTTGTTCGTAAGAAAGCTTATTATACTGAAGTAGTTGCTAAAGACCCAATAGCTAAATCAGAAGGTATAGTTATTAGTTCAGGTAATACTACTACTTCTACAGGTAAGTATATCCCAGGCAAGATATCCATCAAGGAAGTTCAAGTACCAGATGATTATTGGGTTAAGTTCGATTATTCAAAAGTAGCTCAGAAGAATTTCACAGAGTACATAAGAAAGAATAAATTAAAGTAATTATGGGATACGAAACTGCAAAGATAATAACCGAAGAAGGCCTAGAAGGTCTTGGTAGGTACTACTCAGTTTATCGAGGTATAGTCGTAGACAATGAAGATACTGAGAAAAATATGAATAGGGTGAAAGTATGTATCCCAGAAGTAATGGGCGGTACTTTTGCATGGGCTTTACCTAAAGGACAACACGGTTCAATCAGTACTGGCTTCAAGTTCTTAGCTCCTAAGATAGGCGATATAGTTTTTGTTACCTTCGAGTTCGGAGACCCAACTAAACCTCTTTGGGAATATCATGGATGGGGATTACAACAAATTCCTGAGCCATTGAATGGTCCCAATAAGATGGGCTTAGTTACTCCCGAAGGTAATCTGATTGTTATCAATGATGATGAAGGAACTCTGAATTTATACTTCAATGGTACTGTATCGGTATACTCAGAATCAGATGTGGTAGTGGCTTCTAAGAAAAGCATTGGTATTAATTCTGGTGATACTGTAGTACTAAATGAGGGTAGTAATAGGGGAATCATTAACATCGAACAGTTAACTGAGAAACTAAATCAAACGATTAAGGAACTTGAACAACTAAGAAGTATGTTCAACTCTCATGTACACTCAGGTGTAACTACTGGACCTGGTTCTTCAGGTCCTACAGTAACTCAAGTAACTAAACCATTCTCACAATTTCAGATTGATGATTATGAGGATAAATCTTGTATACACTAATGGAAAAGAATTACTTCACAGATATAGTTGGTATAGGTGTAACATTCCCTATTCAACTTACTCGAAACGAAAAGGGAGAGACCGGTTGGTACCCAGTCAATGGGGATTTCAAACTTATCCGGGATAATATAAGTGCTATCCTATATTACATGATTGGCCAGAGATTTCGACAAGAAAACTTTGGTAGTAAACTTTGGCAATGTATCGAGGAACCAAACTCACAAGCCCTAAGTTTTATAATTAAAGAGTTTTTAAAACAAGCCATAGGTGCATGGGAACAGAGAATAACCTTCCAAAGCATCACCGTTACTAGAGTTGATGCAAAAATACATATAGAAGTAGCTTATGTAGTAAATGGAACAAATTCTAGTCAGTACCTCGACATCACCTATGATCACTCGGATAATTCATTAAATACACAATAATATGGGAATCACAAATAAATGGCTTAACCCATACCAGAGGTCTTACCAACAAATTAAGGCCAAGCTGGTAGAATCCCTTATGGGTCTCAAGGACAAGGCTGGTCAGAAACTCATAACGGACTATTCGGAGGGAAACATCCTTATTATCATTCTCTCCTTGTTTGCAGCAATTGCCGAAGTACTGCATTACTATGTAGACAATATGGCAAGAGAAACTTTCTTATCTACGGCTCGTAGATATGATTCGGTAGTTAAACATGGTGCATTGGTAGATTACCATGCTCGAGCGGCAATTGCTGCTACGGTAGATGTAATCTTATCTAGAAGTATTACTGGTAACTCCATTGGTGCAAAGTTAACCATACCACAAGGAACTCTATTTACAGACCAGAGTGGTAATAGCTGGTTATCTGCCCGAGACGTTACTTGGTATTCAAATGTAACTACTTGCAAGGTACCAATTATTCAACACGAGAAGTATACTACAAGTGCTCTCAATAACATGGTAATACCCACAGGAGATAGAGTACAACTTAATTTTGGTACATTGCCTAACGGTAAGTATTATGAACATGGCTCTATGTCTTTACAGATAGGTGGGGAATCTTGGGTACTGGTAGAAACCTTTGCAAAGTCTAAACCTACCGACAAACACTTTATTGTATCGGTAGATGAATCTCTAAATCCCTACATTATGTTTGGGGATGGTACCTTTGGTAAGAAACCTGCAGCAGGTGCAAAGATAACCAATGTAGTATTCTACTTAACCAACGGTTCTCAGGGTAATGTAAAGAGTAATACAATTACCTCAGTACCTTCCGTTATATCCTCATCAATTACAGATGCCACTGTAAGTAATGCTTATGATGCCGGAGGCGGTTCTAATTATGAGAACTTCACTATGCTCAAGGAACATATACCTTTGAGTGTTAAGACTTTGGGAGTAGCTATTACCAAAGAGGATTTCGAAAGCCTGGCAATGTTAGTTGATGGGGTTAATAAGGCAAAAGCAGATTACGAATGTGGTAGAAAACTTACGGTATATATTAGCCCAGATGGTGGAGCAGTAGCTTCTTCTGAGTTAATCAGTAGAGTATATAATCTATTATCTCAAAGGGCTCCAATGACTACTTGGCTCAAGGTTAAATCTGCAGGCAAAGTTCAAATCATTTTGGAAATGGATGTCACTGGAAAGAAATCATATAAGACTGCCGAGATACAGACTCAAATCCTTACTGCTTTGTATAATGCCTACTCTCCAGAACAAGCAGAGATTGGGGGAAGCGTAAGGGTATCTGATATCTATGCTCTGATTGATAATTTGTCTACTGTAGATTACCTACACCTTACCAAGTTCTATATCAAGCCTTGGCCTACTACTATCTATGGCAACAAGGAACTTGCATTGGGACAATTCAAATTGAATAAGGCTACTGGGTCTATGACTTACTATATTACCTTCAATTCATCTACGACTTTCACAGTACGTTCAGTATCAAATGGTTATGTAGCTACGGGCTCTGTTGGTGGTTCACTTCAGGTAGTAGACAAGGCAAATGGTTTTGACTTCTCCCTGGATATACAGAACAACAGTTACCAATCTGGGTACCGTTATTCAATTACAGTATCAGAACCCAACCATGATTATGAAGACCCTGGTTTTAATTTACCAGTATTCGAAAATGCTTCACAGTTAACACTAACCGTAAATGAGATAGTATGATAAACCTCAAAAACCTAATCGATTTTTTACCATTCGAATATAAGGACCAAGATACTTATAAGGTAAATGGTAAGGGCATTCTGGAGAGGTTTCTAGAAATTTGTGGAGAGCATTTTGAAGATTATATTACTAAGGACATTGATAACATTCTGGATATTATTGATATAGATAAAACTCCAGACATGTATCTCAACTTTCTTTGGCAATTCCTCGGAGAAATGCCCTTCGCTTATGGGAACACAATAGATGCCCAGAAGTGGTCAGAGTACTTTAATGGTTTCTACTCAGACAGTAAACTCCAAGAATTATCAAAGCTTTGGATAATACCCAAGGAGGGACCTTTCACCTTAACCAGTACTCAAGTAAGAAACATTCTAAGATACTCGGTATCTCTATTCAAGATACGAGGTACTTCTGAGTTCTTCGAAATAATGATGAGGCTATATGGGTTAACCTGTACAGTCTCAGACCCTGCTAAGGCAGATTCTTACGATGGTTGGATAAAAGGCCATCCTTACTTCGACCAATACTTCTTGTACGATGACAAGTATTCCTATGATAATACATTTGATTGTTCTCAATGTATACCGGTAACCTTTAGTCTTACAGGTCATGGGTATACTTCGAACTCTGAGGCATTCAAGAGATTTAGGGAAGCAGTAGAAAGTTTCTTCCGAAGATTCATACCTTACCACGTATCCTTCAATATCCAATATGGATTTACGGTAAACGATGGGTATTCAATCAAAGCAGAATTGGTAAATCCAGACCAACCAAATCTGATAACTTCTGAAGTATACGAAGTACCAGTTAGGGTAACGGTAACTGCTGATTGGCCTAATGCAGATTTAAGATTTCAGATATCAAGTGATAAGGTAAACTGGGGATACACAAAACATCCAAGTGATTCCATATTTAATATACCAAGGGCTGGTACTTATTATTTCAGAAGTGTTGGGGATAACTCTAAGATAACCCAAATCACAGTAGGTCAAGAATCCTATAATAGGGTATATTCAATTACCTGTGACCCAGTTACTGCAGAGATAACTCCATCAAAGCTAAGTGTATATACGGTAGTAAGGGCTAACGTATCTTATAAGGGACAAATCAAAACTTGTAATGTTCGACTGTCAGGGACTGACCAAGTAAAGGTATCAGGAGCAACTTGGGAATTTAAAGAACCAGGTACTTATTACTTTGAGATTGTAGAGTTCCCAGTAAAGCAAACTTCCTTTGTAGTAACCAGACAAGAGATTACTTATAAGGTAAGATGTACTCCCTCTGAGTTTCGAGTTGGGGATAAACAAAGTATACGGGATGCAACTACTACTTTAACTATCGAATCTAATTACCCAGAATCATTTACTGGAGACTTATACTGCAGGTTGGTAGGTGACACCAAATTATTTAAGAATGGTGATAAGTTTACTGCCAGCAGTTATGGTACCTATAAGTTTAGGTGTACTCTTGATAAAAGAGAAACTGAAGAAGGTGTAGGTATCTTCAAAGTAACTTCTGGTAAGACTGCAATCTATCGAGTTAGTATTAACCCACCATCCTCTACTTTGTTCAATGGCTCAGCCAAGACCGCAGTAAGTATTCAACGTATCTCAGGTAATGGAGATGATTATAGAGTAAGAGTGATAGAGACTGGGGAAGTATTTGATGCTAAGAGTGGTTATGTATATACTACTAATAGGTCAGGAACTTATACTTTCCAATCCGTAGCATACCCCTCTGCAAGGACTATCTGGACTGTAAGCAATTCTCCAACAGTATATCAGAATAAGTTAAAGATAGTTCCTTCAGATACTACCGATGAACATTGGCAAGAACCCGATTGGACTTTACCTGAAGACCAGATTGATGATACCTATGCAGTATATGCTTTGGTAGATGAGAAGTCTGCTTGTAAGTTCTCACTGGAAGAGATGAAGAATGGGGTAAATGTAAATGGTACTGCTACTTGTGATGAGACTGGGGAAACCTATAACCTGGGTGAAGAGATTACTCTTACCAAGGCAGGTACCTATACCTTTGTAGCTGATGATGGTTCTTCTCTAAGATGCCAAGTAATCCTAGAAGATTATCCAACTATCATTGAGATATCTTGTACTCCAGAGTATGCCGAACTAAAGGGTACTGTTAAACAAGTATCTACCCTAATCAAGTGTACTTCGAATAAACCAGATTTCGATAGTAGAATTAGGGAAGTAGGTAAGGTTAATACCTACGATGCTGGTGGACAAGGCTATGAATTCATCACTGCTCAAGCAGGAGAATATATCTTTGAATCAGTTGCAGATACTTCTAAGAGAACTAAGTTCACAGTAGTAGATGCAGATCTCTTAAGTGTTAATCCTCAAAAGTTGGAATGGGATTTCGATGACTTATCAGAAAAGACTTTCACCATTACAACCTACAGTAATCAATCTTGGCAAATAATAGAACAATGATAAATTCAACAATCGATAGAATAACAGAGACCACAACTCAGTCTTTATTCAAGACATTCACTGTGGGTATATTGGGAGAGTGTACACAAGTCTTGTATGATTTGAGATGGATGATAATTCTTGCAATAATTCTAATCCTATCAGATTTATGGTTTGGGTTATCGGCAAGTAGGTTACAGAAAATCGAAATTCGAAAATCTAGAGCTGGAAGAAGAACTCTAAACAAGATAGTAGATTATATTTGTTATGTTCTACTTGGTGCTGTACTTGGTAAAGCTATTGGGGAACCCTATGGGATGAACCCAATAGTGGTATCAATAACGGTTATGGTAATATGCTACTGTTTCGAAGTAGATAGTATATATGGACACATCTGTGAAATACATGGTATTAAGAAACGGTATAGTATATGGAGAATACTCTTTAAATTGTTAACCTTAAAGTTCAAGGATGTAGGTGAAGCATTTAAAGATATGTCAGAACAAAAGAATCAATTTAAAAATACTAAGGACAATGAAGACGTACTTTAAGTATGAAGGTATTATTAAATCAAAGGAAGCAGCAGAGGCAATTGCTGCTCCTTCTGGTTTAGGACCATTCTGTGGATTTGGCTCAGCTACCATAAATGGTAACAAGTTAGTGGTATCTCCTCAGGGAGTTGCTGGAAGTAAGTATGCCAATGTAATCAAGGATAGGATTATGGCAAGGTATATGGCAAAGGCTTCAGAAGATGGGGAATTGCCAGATGTAAACTTTGGGTGTATTTCAAGGGATGGGTATGTATTTATATCTGATGAACAAACCCTTACCATTGAGAATATCCAAGGTACCCAAGGTTCAACAGAAGAGGTATTATTATTCGCAGTACACACTACTATCTCCGAACCTGTAGATAACCCCGTAGATTTCGTAGCTTATTGGAATGAATCTTCCGAAAGCTTTTACACATTGTTCAAAAAGTCTCTGGATATTTATTATCCGATTGCTGAAGAAAATCGTACACCGGATATCATTAATAATGATATATATTCCAATTATGATATGACCTATAGCAATCTTCTAGAGATGGTAGAGAGTGCTTGCCCTTATTACTCTAATAATAAAACTTCCGTTGTTCTTATCGGAGTATATGGTAAGGGTACTGATGCAATGACCAAACGAAATGAGAACTTTGCTATTGTACCTTATCAAGGTAAGTTCCAAGAAATCCCTTATACTACTGCTGCCCAGAGTATGATGAAGGAATCAGTGAAAAGATTAGAACAAGTAAATTCAGGCTTTCCAGTAGTAGATGAATCGGGTACTAAGTTAAATATCAAGCAATACATTGATAGTCAAATTGAGGCTATCAGAAAAGAATTCTCTGAATCTCTGAGTACTGCTAACTTACCAGTCGGTTCTATTATTCTTTGGGAAACCGATGTAATACCGGAGGGCTGGGCAGAATATACTAAGGCAGCTGGTAGAATAGTTATTGGTTACCAAGCTGGAGGAGTTCAGATTGGAGATGAAGTAATGCTACAGAATGTCGGAGATTACTATACACCCACTAAGGGTAACTTCTTAATCTCAATTAAAGGTGATGACCTTCCTAAGCATAGGCATGCTCTTGGTGTATCTAAAGGTAAACAAGATAATGCCAATAACTGGGAGAACGTTCGTCCTCAATCTTTCTTTAATAGGGAGACGGGATTGAATGGAGATTTCGGTAGAGGGACTCCTACCAAGGGTATTCAAGATGGTGCTATCGTAGTAAGCTGGAACCTATTAGGGGAATCTTTCTTACAAGAAACTTCGGTAGAAACTTTGGATATTGAGAAATTGCCACCGACTATTACATTACGATATATCCAAAAAATATCATCATAAAGTTGTTATTAGTTATTTAGTAGTATTAAAACTCATGTGTATTATTTGTATTGTTTAAGAGTAAACATTTGTTTACAATCTGTGTTTTGCGTAGTAAAAATCAATTAGGGAGGGGGCGTTGGGAAACGCCCCTTTTCTTTTGTGTTAATACTTAAGTTCTTCTTTAGCTCGGTCTTCCCAATATTGTATATCTTGTCTAAGTTCCGAGATGTATCTCATAGATTCATTAGTCTTAGGCATTTCGAAAAATTCGATAAGCATTATATTAGTTATTCGAGTACTATTTTCAAGCCTTTCCTTGATAAAAGGGGGAGGAGTAATTAATACCTCAAACAAAAGATAGGCATCTGGAGAAAGCTTATCCTTCATATAAGTATACATCATATCAAGCATTTCTGATTTAGCTTTCTCTTCTTCTGTATCATCCTCTAATTCTTTATCATTATCGAATAAGTCATCGAGTTTAAAGAGGCTTTGATTATACTCTGCCTGTTCTCCGTATGCAGAACGAAGCAATTTATTTTTGAATGTACTAAGTGATGCAAGGATTCTTGCTTTAAGATGTTCTTCAGTACATTCACCATAGTATTTGTTGAAAACAAATAACATCTTATCCCAGAAATAAGATTGGATAATATCCGGTGTAAGATTAAACCGTTTATAATCAATCTGTCTGGTAAGGTTTCTAATTACTGGCTTACAAACTTTATAAAGTCTGTTGAATGTAGCTTCATCGTATTCCTGCATAGGTTTTAATCTATGAAGCTCTGAGCCATTATTTCCTTTACTTTTTCCCATGTTATTAAATATTCGTTATGCAAATATAAGTATTTTTTCTTATATAAAATAATAATATTAAATATTCGGGAGCTTAAGGTAGTGGATTAGTAGTTTCTAGATAGATGTCAACATACTTAGAACTATCTCGGTACTATCAAAATCTATTAGTTTATTATATAATATTGCAATATAGATATGAAGAAATTTAAAGACAACATCAAATTTAGTTTTACACCGGATTTCCAACTTGAGATACTCCGGTTTGTTTTAAGAGATAAGGAAGGAGGTCTAGTCCTAAAAAGGATTAAAGCTAATTACCTGGTTCTTATTGAGCATGCCCTTATATTTGAGGGTATATCAAAATACTTTAAGAAGCAAGGTAAGATGCCTTCAGAGAATATATTAAAAGAAGTATTAAAAGAATTGCTAGAATCAAAGGCATATATTGATTTGGTAACTAAGGATGACATCCCTAATATCAATAAGTTAATAAGCAATTTATATCACATTCCCTTATCGGATGCAGATTATATCAAGGAAAAAATTTACCAGTTCTCTACCTATGTTGAAATGAAGAACCTGAATGACTCTTTTGATTTAGATAACTTCGAACAATATGAAGAGTATTCAAGGAAGATTGAAAAAGTACTTCAGAAAAGTAAACCAAAGAAAGAGGACGAACCTATATACATGATTCGAGATATTACAGAGAGACAGTTTAAAAGACAATCAGAACCCTCGGTAATACCCTGTCCCTTTAGGCAATTAAATGACCTTACTAATGCAGGAGGTTATCCCGAACATTCTATTAATGTAATATTGGATAAACCTAAAGCAAAGAAAACTTTCTTCATGGTAAACCTTGCCCGAGGTTATCTTCGAATGAAGAAATCAGTATTATACGTAGATACCGAGAATGGTAAAGACCAAATCATGGACAGATTTATTCAATCTAGTATCAATAAAACCAAAAAGGAATTATACTCAGGTGAGTATGATAAACTTGAAGCTAAACATTTAAGAAAGCTTGCAAGATTTGGGGTTGAATTGGTGGTTGAGAGGGTACCTGCAATGATTACTAATACAACTTACATAAAAGAGAGGATAGTTCAATTGCGTAATCAAGGCATCGATATTAGAGTATTAATGGTAGATTATGCAGGTAAGCTTGCCTCAATAGCTGGAGACCGAGAGGATTTCGAAAGGATTTCTAATGTATATGTAGATTTGCAAAACTTGGCAGAAGAGTTACATCTTGATATCATATGGACTGCACATCATATTACTCGTGAAGGTAAGAAGCATAGACTTACTAGATATGATGAAAATGATATCTCTGGTTCAATTGCTATTGTTCGTAATGCTCAAGTTATTGTGGGTCTTAATTCTACCGAGCAAGAAGAAAAAGATAATATACTTCGAGTTGAGATGGTAGTACAAAGGGACGGTCTTTCTTCAGGTAGAGCCTTATTTAAATGTGATGTTGAAAGACAAAGATGTACAGAATTTACAAGAGAACAACGTAAACAATATGATGAAGTGTATTCTGGAGTATTAGATTCTATGATGAAGAGTTCTAAAGATAATCCCTCTGCAAATAAAGAAAAGTATGAGAAGAAATCAGGTGATATCTAAAAGAAAGTTAATCTCTAATATAGTAGGGTGGCCAGATTATTATATTTCTAAGAGAAGTAGGTTATATAGATACTACCCTAAAAGAAAAGTATAAGCTAAGTAAAGCTAGTATTAGTCACTACTTAAATAGAAGTTTATGAAAATAACAAATCAGTTTAAATCTAGACTACGAACCTATTTCGTTAAACGGCTATCGGCATTTGATTATAAGCATGGCTGGATGCGTATACCAACTTGCCCCTATTGTGGGAGAGAACATAAGTTGGGAGTTAACCTTTCTATGTATAGAACCAATTGTTTTAGATGTAATGCCCATCCTTCTCCTGCTCAACTAATAATGGACATAGAAGGATTTACTGAGTACCATGAACTAATTAATTTTTTGAACAATGGACAATTTGATGAACTACAGTTTAAGGAAGAGAAAATCGAACTTGCCGAAAGTAAGCCCGTATATCTCCCAGATGGATTTAGAAATATTTCGCTCGGAGACAGCCAACTTGCAAAAAGCATTCGTGGATATATCAAGAAACGCGGCTTTAGCCTCGAGAAGTTTTCAAGATATGGTATCGGCTATGGAACAATGGGCACGACTTACGGGTACCTTATCATCCCGTTTTATTATCGAGGACAACTTAGGTATTACAATGCTCGAAATGTTATCGGCAAAGGGCCCAGATATAATAACCCAGACAAAGACATCACCGGTTTGGGAAAACAATTTATCATCTTTAATCATGATGCGTTGGAGATGTATCGGTCGGTATTCATTTGCGAAGGGGCACTTAATGCTCTCACAATTGGGGATAGAGCAATTGCCACAATGGGCAAAGCTATATCTGCATTCCAAGTCAATGAGTTACTTAAATCCCAATGCGAAAGATTTATTATATTGTTGGACCCAGACGCAAAAGAATATGCCATCAACTTGGCTCTCAAGCTTGTTGCATATAAAAAAGTCAAGGTGGTGTTTTTACCAGACGGAAAAGACGTAAATGATTTAGGGAGAAGTCAGACACTTAAGTTAGTATATGCTACCAGGTACCAAAGTTATCAAGAATTGATATCAATCAGAAACTCATTGAAATAGGGAGTTCCTATTATATTATAAAATAATATATTTATGCGTGAACCATCTATCCATATAACTAAGTCTCAGTTTGAGGAAATATTAAATATCTTAGAGGTAGATAATTTCCCAGTTGAGGCTTTTTTTGTTATTGCTAGAAAGGAGGCAATAAATCATAGAGCAGTCTTAGTTTCTAACAATAAGAATACTAAGAAAGTTTCTAACATTTTACTAGCATCTAAGGGGGATGCTGCCCTTGTTGCTGATATTTTATACGCAACCCGTATAAAGTTAAAGCATAGGGGAGTTCGTAAAATAAATGAGAGTAATTCCCGAGAATGGGCAAATTGTAAAAAGCTTGCAGAAGTATGTAATACCTTTTGTGAAGATTTTAAATTTGATACCCGGGAAGGTTTTATTAAATACATTGAGACTGGGTTAAAGAGAATGACTGATTATCGTAATGTTATGCAAAGGTTATTATCCATGCAGGAGAACATTACTAATCAGATAGATGCTGAGATAGAATTACAACATTCAGATTTAGAACTTACTAAAGAGATACATGATTATTTCATAGGTAAGATTGCTAAGGCAACTGGTATATATGAGTCTTATGAAAATCAACCCGAGAAGTATGTACACTTTGCAAAGGTAGGTGAATTCCTAAAAGAGGAGGGCTGGAATTATAAGACCTTCATCGATGCTCAGTTTGAATCTCTTGCATGGTGCAATGGGTTACCAGATATTGCACAAATGTATACGGATAAAGCAATTGAAAGATACAATAAGTATTTATATAAATATAAGAATAAACAACTACTTGAAGGTGAACCAGAAGTTGAAGGTTCCCTTTGGGATAAAATAAGAAAATGATATGAAAGGTTTACAATTTTTCGGAAACAGAGTAGAGGATGCAGCTAATGCTTTTATAGATGTCCTCAAGTATTCAGACCAATCCGTGGATTATCCAGATTTTAAGGATATCGAACCATGGCCTGATGAGATAATTAATATGTTCTATGTGATTTGGAAGAATGCCAAGTTCTCAGAACTAGCCATCATTATGTATACCCAACAGTCTTCTAGATTTGAAGAAATATCAGAATTGATGTTGGGTATTGGTTTGGTAGAGATGAGACACCTTGATAAGATATCGGACTTTTTACAAAAGGCAGATCCCTATGAGGATTACTCTACCATGAATATTAATCCTACGATTGAGATTGGTTCTACTTGGGAACAAGCTTTAAAGATTGCTTTGAATTCCGAGATAGAAACTATTGGTCACTATAAGAAAATTCAAAGAGCAATTGCTCAATACGAAGAACGCCCAGATTACGATGACGTGAATTATTTCCTTGAGAAATTGATTGCGGATGAGGAGCATCATATTAAACTTCTCAAGGAAGCAATGGGTATGGATAAATCTACTAAAGGTGTAACGGTAATTATCAAATGAGTAGGATAATCATACAGAATGGAAATATGTGCGAACTCGACTTACCTCTTAAGTTCGCACAAAAACTTTATAATGAGTTCGCTATTCGACATCCAAATGCTTTCTACTTACGTACAAGGCAAAGAGGTATGCAGAATTGGGACGGTAAGATTCATTACATCACCAAGACTGGGCAATTTAAAATAGGTTTACTTCCCAAAGTATACGATATGTGTATTGAGATGGGGATTAAACCTAAAGTTGTAGATATGAGACAACCTTTACCTAAAGTCAGTAAAGTAGTTACGAATATAGGCAAATATAAATTAAGACCAGAGCAAGAGAAAGCTGTTAAGGCAGTTATCAATAATAAGATAGGGAATACACCTTTTCATATTGGCGTATTAGATTACACTGTTAATGCAGGTAAAACACTTATCATGTCGTCTTTATATTTATCCTATAAGAAGCAGTTAAAGACTTTGCTAATAACTAATGATTCGGATTGGTTAAATCAAGCTAGAGAAGAATTTAAGCAATATCTTCCCGGAGAAGATATCACTTTTGTTCAAGGCAAGGTTTTAAACTGGAGTAACTTTACTATAGGTATGGTTCAATCTATTTCGAGAAATATGAGATTCTATCAAAAGGAATTATCTCAAATAGATATGGTACTTGTAGATGAGGCTGACCAAGGAGGTAGTAAGCAATATCAGAATGTAATCACTCGGTTATTTAATACCAGAATTCGTATAGGATTATCTGGTACCATTTATATGAGCAAGCTTGCTAAGGATAAAGTTAAGAATATGAACCTTGAATGTTTCTTTGGTAAAGTGATTGCCGAGTTTAAACTTAAGGATTCTATCAAAAAGGGTTACTCAACAAAAACCGTTGTAAAGATGGTACCTGGTAAACCCTGGTATGGTAATTGGGAATCTGATTGTATTTCCTATAAGGAAATATACGATGATTCAATCACCAATTGTTATACAGCTTGGTTAATGGCTTATAATAGATTACTATGGAACCTTAATCAAGGCAGATACCCTGCTCTCGTAGTATGCAAGCATATTGCACATTGTGAAAATCTATATAAGTTCTTTAAAAAGAAACTGGGCGATGCCTATAATATTGCCTATGTGCATGTTAATACTTCCTCTAAATTAAGACAACAAATAATGAAGGATTTTAGGGAAGGTAAAATAGATATCCTGGTATCAACTACAATCATTGCTCGAGGTAAAAACTTTCCTAAGCTTAGGTATTTACTTAATGCAGCAAGTATGGATAGTCAAGAAAAATCCATTCAGTTCCTGGGTCGTTTGGTAAGAACTGATAAATCGAAAAAGAAAGTATACCTTGATGACCTTCACTATCCCGGGAATTATTTAGATAGGCACGGTAAACATCGGAAGCAATATTATCAGAGACAAGAATTGAAAGTAATACTGTTAGATAAGCTATGGAAGAAACATCCTAACCATAGCCTTATTAAGAGTTAACTAGAAGTACTATGAGTATTTACTTTTTCTCCGTAGGAGGAAAAGAAGATTACAATTAATAAGCATATAGGCATTATGAATAATGATAAACTAATATGTATCAGAGATGAAGATGATACTAAACTAACTACTCTCTTATCAGAAGGTTGGAGGATAATCCAAATCTCTGCATCAGGTATTTATTGCTGGGTACTCTTAAGGAAAACCCAATAACACTAAAAAGAAAATTAAAGGCTTTCAGTGATGGAGAAATATATTTTAATTACAGCGGTGGTTATTATGATAATAATACTCGCTTTAGACTTCATATTTTCTAAGGATGGTTATCAATGTCATTCATGCAAGAAACGTTTTCATAAAGAGGATTTGGAAATCAAGGGATGGCATTTCAAAGAATGGGTCTGTCCCAATTGTAAACACCTTAATTATACTTATGATGAGGAAGATTAAAGAATGGTTTAAGTCTCTCGTTGTTGGGGAGGTACCCAACCCTAAACATGTATTCAACTGTAGAGATTTGATATGGATATCAAGCTTGGAAACTTCTCAAAATACTCCCGAATGCTTTACTCATTATTTCTATCTGTACTGGAGTAATGGTATGGTAGTCAAAGTATGTCAAGAGAGTCATGATAGAAATTCATACCAAGAATTATATAAACTCAGGGAACTATTTATAAATAACATGGGTTATTCCTATGTTCCGATAGAAGATAACAGTGAGATATACATTTATTATAAACGTAAAAAGGATATATAATGGCTAAGAAAAAGAAACAACTTCCTGACTTATCGAAGCAAGATATTCTTACTCCCATAGATGTAAGTACTCTGGGGACTAATGGAGACCCTTGCTTTGGTATTGGGTATGATTTATCAACTAAGGAATGTAAACTATGCGGAGACTCAGAGCTATGTGCATTCAAGATGTCACAGAACTTGAACATTACAAGAAAAGAACTTGAACAGAAGAATCAATACAAGGATTTGGATGTACTTGAAGATACCGTTGGTATCAAGAAATACATCCGAGGTTTGATTCGGAAAGGCAAAGAGAAAAAAGAAATTATCTCAAAGACAGTTGAGAAATTTGAAGTACCAAGAAAACGTATTAGAGAACTTTATAAAGAGTGTACTAAATAATGAAACCAATAGAGATGATATGGGCTATGTTCAAGGTATACCTTAACAACCCAAACTATTTTGTAAAGCAAGAAGATGTACTTGCTAATTTATGTATGGAGGGTTCTACCGATGTAATCAAGATGTGTAATTCATTGGGAGTACATGTTTCTAGACCCGAGAAATTAACCTTTGGACAACTTTTACGTAAATGTAATATATTATGAACAGATTTAGATTTATCAAAGTAAGGGAGGTAGTATCTCCCAACAGAGCAAACCCAAATGATGCTGGGTTAGATTTCTATGTACCAACTAATTTATACCCTTCGGATATTCATTCTAAAAATGAATTCGACTCCGAAGGGTATAAATTAGTTGTTCCTTTTGGTGAAGCCTTTGTAAGGCATATAGCTTTAAAACCAGGTCATCGTATACTTATCCCATCGGGTATCAAAGGTTTGCTAGAACCTCCTGCATCTATGTTAATGGCAGCAAACAAATCTGGTATAGCTACTAAGGAAGGGTTAATCTTTACTGCCGAGATAGTGGATTCCCCTTATGTTGGAGAGATACATATTGGGATATATAACACTTCTCAAGAAATTCAGGTTATCGAGGCTGGTCAAAAGCTGGTACAATTTATTCATGTACCCATTTATATTACCGAGCCAGAGGAGATTCAGCAAGAGGAGTTTTATACTGAATCACAAATGTGGGGAAGCAGAGGAGATAAAGGATTTGGTTCAACAGGAGATAGATAACTATGGAAGATAATATACCGGGATTCCCAGGTTATCATATATCTAAAGAGGGTAAACTTTATAATAAGGGTCACCCAGTGAAAACCTTTTACCATAAGAGATACGAACGTACTAAATTACGTAATGGTAATTTATCTAAGAATGTGAAAATACATAGATTAGTAGCAGAAGCTTATATACCTAACCCTAATAATTTACCAGTAGTAATGCACTTGGATGACAACCCTTTGAATAACAAGGTAAGTAATCTTAAGTGGGGTACTCAGAAAGATAATGTAAGGGATGCCATATCTAAGGGTAGGTTAAAAGTAAGTGGTAAAGATAATCCTATGTATGGTGTACATAGATTTGGTATAGAATCACCAAATGCTTCTCTTAGTTTACGCAAAGTTAGGCGTATAGATAGACTTAAGTTAAGAGGTAATACTAATCGGTATATAGCTAAAAGGTTGAGAGTTAGTAATGCTACGATTGGTAATTACCTTAAAGGTATTTATTATAAAAATTAAAGATTTTGGATATCAGGAATATAAAAGGAGCAGTACCTGAGGTATCACAAGGAAACATACTCCAGGAAATTTATAAGCTTGGCATTGAGCAATTCGAAGGTTATAGGAATATAGAAAAATTACCTGTATATCCTTTGGATATCAATAACTCAAAAAGCCAAGTTATTTTGAAGGACTTTATTGGTAGAGTTATTGAAGAACTCACCGAAGGTTTTGAATCAACCGATGCTGCTGTAACACTCACTAAGAAATATGGTTGGAATATTGATAATCTCACCGAAGAGGAGTATCAAGAAGTACTAAATCATTTAGCTAATGCAAATGAGGAACAGGCTGATGCAATTGGTTTCTATATTACTCTTCTAGCTTATTCAAATATTCTTCCTGAAGATATTCTTAGCTATAAGAATGCAAAGAGCTTGTTTGATGTAATGGCCATTGGAGTTAAGGAAATATTAATTTCAGGAGAGAGCGAATATCCTGGGCAAAGGATTGGGTACTGTGTAATTCACCCATCTCATACTCCGAATTATGAATCAGTGATACAATATACACCAGGATTCCATAATCTGAACGAAGTACTACATGAGGATGAGAAATTACACTTGTTCGATGTTATATACGAATTGAACAAGGCCAGAAACCTATTAAAGTCAAGGCCTTGGAAACAAACTCAAGTGATGACTAAGGAATTAGATTATCAGGAGGCTTTGGTAAAATCATTCTACTTGTATATGGGATTCCTTGCATTGAATGGGTTTACAGATGAAAACCTATTTAGGTTATTCTATAAGAAACAAAGGTTAAATCTCTGGAGACAGAATACCAATTATTGATATGAGTGGATGGAATAAGAAATTAGAGGGGCTTCAACTTAATACGGAGGAGTCCCTCCATTCGTTAGAATTTGCTACTTCACAGGAAGCATGGGAAAAACTCAATGAGGGATTCCTAAGATTAGACCCAATCCTATTTGGGAAAGGAGCTATGGCTAATAGTGGGGTAGCAGTAGTGTATAATGTATTTATAAAAATACGAAAAGCATGGGTAGACCCAGAATTTGATTATGGGCGGTGTTTCAATTATAAAGAAACTAAGTGGACTAGCTTATTGAATAACTACATAGATTTTAATAAGCTTGACTTGTTGCGTAGTAAACTGAGAGTACTGAGAAATAAGTACAATCAGAATTACAATATAACCTATATGTTTAATAATCATCATGATAATGGAAAACAATGTTTGATAGCTGCAACATTTTCGAAAAGGTTTGGGGAAGACATACCAGTTATTACAATGGTAATCAGGGCTTCGGAAATTACCAAGCGGTTGATATTCGACTTCCTATTGATTCAACGGATGGCAGAATATGTGTATGGGCCGGACCAGTCAGTACAAATCAACCTATTTGCGACACAGATGTACGGGAATGTGGAGACACTTCTAATGTATCATACCCATAAACCTTTGAAGAAGGTACTTAAAGGAGCAGAGGAGAATTCATGGAATAAGAGGATAAAAGAGATATGGAAAAAATTTAAGAATGGCCAAGAGAAAGACTTCTCTTCATTCAAGGTATTCTTTAGAAGTTTTAAAGTGCTTCGACCAGATTTATATGAGGAAACATATAAATCAATGAAAGCAAAAGAATTACTTCTCGAGTATGAAGATATTGAGTACCCAGAGAATGTAATCTCTTACTCTCAGAGAAAAGCATATAAGAAGAAACTCTTAAAACAGAAGAACAATGAGAATATTCAGTAATTCATTCGAGCTAATGTCCGAATTGGGCAGAGAGCTCAACAGTTATGGTCAAACTGTAAAACCAAAGACCTATCAGAATAAAGTCATTGAGGGTAATGATGACTTTATAACCAAGGAAGTAATTTGCCAACAATATTGCTTGACATCCTTGGGAGACCCAGTATGGTTGTTTATATTCTCAAAGTCAAAAGAATGGGCAGATGCCGAACTTAAGGAAAGAATTGGTTGGTACGATTATAACCCAGGAGAAGCTTGGAAATTGAGAAAGGATTTATGGGAACAGTTCTTGGTAGATGGTAAGTTTGATTATACCTACCCAGAGAGAATTTGGAAAGAATTCCCAGTTGGTGGTAAACTACCGTTCAATTCTGAATATCATCTACAAACGGTTATCGAATTGCTTAAAAAGGATAGTGATACTCGGAAAGCCGTACTCCCAATATTCTTTGGTTCAGACTTAAGATATCTCGATGGTAGCAAACGTATCCCATGTTCTATGTATTATGATTTCCTTATCCGAGAGAATGGTAAGGGAGAAAAGGTATTACATATTTGTTATCACCAAAGGAGTTCAGATTTTGCCCAACATTTCGGTAATGATATTTATTTAGCTTGGAGATTAATGGAATACGTAGCTCAAGAAGTAGGTGTAAAGCCTGGTTATCTATATCATACCATAGATTCATTGCATATATACAAAAAAGATTGGCATTTCTTATCTTGTAATTTAGAGGATTTGAAAGATGAATACTAAATATTCAAATATAAAAGGGTACCCTGGATATTATATATCTAAAAGGGGTACCCTTTTTACTTCTCTTAAAAGGGTAGGAGTTAAAGGGAAAGGCCATGGTAGGAAAGGTACTTTATTCATCAGGTATTGAAAGGAATTAGATAATGGAAACAAGATATCACATAATTAAGAACAAAAGAGAACTCAAGAAACTAATTGCTTGTTGCAAGGCAACTGGTTATGCTTGCTGTGACTATGAAACAAATGCAGAACCAATATACAACAAAAGTTTTAAGCCAACCATACTTTCAGTATCTTGGATGCCAGGATTTGGTGCTTCTATTCCCTTAGACCATTTCCAAACAAAAGAATATACTTCACCTGGGTGGAACTGGAAGAAGATGTTAAGGAAATTTGGGGAAGAGGTAATCGAGAATTATGAGATAACTAAGGTTGCATGGAACTGGAAATTTGATGATCAGATAAATCAGAAGTATCAGATATTCTACAGAGGTACATGTTTAGATGGGATGCTTGCTAAATATGTTCTCAACGAGGAAAAACCTCATGACTTAAAGTCAATGGTAAGAAGATATTTACCAGAGTATGGTAATTATGAGAAACAAGATGCTTTTGATAAAATACCTTGGGATAAAAAAGAATTAGACCCACTTTGCCATTATGGATGTCAAGATACGGATTATACACTTAGGTTAATGATATTCTTTGAGAAGAAGTTGGTGGATTTAGGTATGTATTCGGTATTCCGTAATTTATTCATGTGTAATTCACGAGTACTAACATCGGTAGAAAAGGAGGGTTTATATCTAGATACTGAGTTCAATAAAAAACTTTTAGAAGAATATAAGCCAAAAATAGATGCTGCTAGAGACGCAATATACGCTTTGCCAAGAGTAAAGAAATTCGAAAAGAAGTATAACCAAGAAAAGATTGATAAGTATATTCAATCTATCGAATCAGAACTTGAAGAGTTAGATTATAATGACCCAAAGGATAAACGGAAGATTGCATCAAGGGAACAGAAAATCTCAAATATCAAAGCAGGTATATTCACAACTAAAAAGGAACAAGAATTAATAAGGCCCATTAATTTGGGTAGCCCAGTTGATTTACCTGCATTGATGTATTCAGAAGATGGCTTTCATTTTGATGTGATTAAGGATAATGAATCTGGTAAACCAAGTACTGATGAAGAAACTCTTACTAATCTCAGGCTTAAGGTAGAAAACCCAGAATCACCAAAAGCAATATTCCTTGACAAGTTATTGGAACTTAGAGGGTTAGAGAAAATGTATAAGACTTATATTTACGGATGGTGGGAGAAAGTACAAGATGACTCTCGATTACATGGTAGATATAATATACACGGTACTGACTCTAATAGGTTTAGTTCTGCAGACCCAAACATGCAGCAGATACCAAAGACATCTGTAGACCCCAATATCAAAAAACAATTAGTTGCTCCTCCTGGGTATTTATATATGGCATTCGACTACTCTCAAGCAGAGTTAAGAATGATGGCTCACCTATCTGGCGATGAAACCTATCTTGAAGCATTTGCCAAGGGAGTAGATCCTCACCTTGGTATAGCAGCAGCAAAGTATGGAGTACCCATTGAGGAAGCTTCTAAAATATATGAGGATGAATCACACCCAGACCATAAGTTATGGAAGGTAAGGAGAAAGCAAGCTAAACAAATTGCTTTTGGACTTATCTATGGTATTGGTGATGCTCTTCTAGCAGTTAAATTATCTGACCCAAAAGCTGGTATTATAGTTTCGAAAGAAGAAGCTCGTAAGGAAATGGATGAATTCTTTAAGAAACACCCAAAGATACTTAAGTTCAAAGAGAAGCAAGAGAAGTTCTTACGTAAGAATGGGTATTATACCCAATTATTCGGAACTAAGAGAAGATTACCTCAGATATACTCAAACGACAAACAAGAAGTTGCTTATGCTATTCGTTTGGGACTTAATTTCCCATGTCAAGGTGCTGCAGCAAATATGACCAACTTCGGAGCTATTCTTGTTTATTGGTTAATGCGACAAGGTAAATTACCCATGATGAAAGAAGCTTGTACGGTACATGATGCAGTATATATGTATTCTAAACCAGAAGATATAAATACATGGACTGTATATACCATTTGGAATATCCTACGTAACCCAAGTACTAAGAAGTATTTCGGTTTTCAAGTAGATGACGTAACTCTATCAATGGATTTTACAATAGGCCGGTCTATGGCAGAAGAATTACCATTTATGCCCGGATATGATTATACTAGAATGTTAAAACCAGACTTTTCGGTAGAAGAGTACATGGAGGAATACCATAAGTTTAAGACTCGTAAAATTGGTAATTTTAGTGCAGCTTCACCAGAAGTATTTATGGAACTATATAAAAAGGAAATCCATAAATATCAACGAGAATATGAAAAATCGAGAAAAGGGTAATATACCAGGATTTAGTAATTACTACATATCCCGTACTGGAAAATTATACTCGAAATTTACTGGTAGTTGGAAATTAGTAAAACCTGCTATGAAAGATAATGGTTATTTATCTAACTCTTTAGTAGGAGATGGTGGTAAACGGAAGAACTTTTATAGACACAGGTTAGTTGCTTCTATTTACATCCCTAACCCAAACAATTATCCTCAAGTATGTCATAAAAATAACAATCCAGAGGATAATCGGGTAGGTAATTTATATTGGGGTACAGCTAAGATGAATATGGGTCAGTGTATAGAAGATAAAAGATTCTATTTTGTTGGTAAAGAACGAGAACGTAAGGTAAATGTAGAATTATTAATTTCTAGGTATATAGAGGGTATACCAAGAAAAGATATACTAGAAGAATTCGGTATATCAACTGGAGTATTATATAAAATATTACGGTATAATAACATAAAACTAAGGAAATGAAGAAGATTTTAAACGGGCCCACGGTATGGAGGGCTAAATGCCCAGTATGTGATTGCGAATTTGAATATGATACCAGTGAAACTTTTGGGGTTTATAATAAATCTGGGGATTATTTTAGGATAGTACAATGTCCTAATTGTAAAACTAATATAAAGCATTCAGATTCAGTATCTACCATTACAGGAGTGAAAAGAGAAGATACTATGTCTACATAAATAATATAAATTTATGGAATTATGGCAACACAGAAAGAGATTGATAATGCAAGTAAGTTAACTGCCCTCACTTATATGGTTGCAGGTTGCTTAGGTTATTCTATCGAAAATTTACTTAAGTATTTAGATGTGGTTAATCTAAGGTTGAGTGGACAAGAAAAGATGTTACTTAATCGATTAAAGACTCAGTTATCTCAAGTACAAACTAATCTTACTACTTTAGAGGGATTGGCTTTTAAAGTGATGGCTACAGATGAGGATGGTAAACTTGCTTATGAAGATGCCACCCATATTTATTGGGCTGCATTTTTAGCCTTACTCGATAGAGGTGGTACTGATAACTTATGCGACTTAAGATTAATGGCTTTGGTAGATAAGGTAAGCATCTATAAATCTCTTCTTAATTTGCCCGGTATGAAACTCTCTTATCAAATGGCTTTTGCTCAAGTAACTAAAGCAATAAGCAAAGGAGAATTTAGTAAAGAAGACTTTAAAAACCTATTAGAAGTTTATGAAGACGGAACTGAAAAAACTAAAGGTTAAATTTGAAGGTAAACTTATCGAGATTGATATCCAAAAGGAATTATCTATCAATGAGAATATCATTAATTCTCAGCTACGAGAATCTCCTTCTAGTTATTATGTACTTGCTTCTTTGAGAGATAAGTATATAAAAGAAAGGGATGCTCTAGCAAGGGAAAAAGAAGAAGCTTATTCGAATGCCTGGTTATATTATAAGGATGCTAATGAAAGGTGGAATAATGAATATGTATCTCATAAGGCAAACCTTAACAAGAAATATTCTTCCATCAATGAAAGGTATTTGAAAGCTGTAGAAAAAGCAAATAAGTTCATAACTATATGTAAGTGTTATGAGTCACGCGAAAATATATTAAGAACTATTAATGCGAACCTAAGAAAAGGTTAACCCATTGAACTATAAACAATTACTAACTTTTAAAAACAGTATTAGAATATGAATTATTCAATAACATTTATCTCACCTCTTGTAGCTGAGAAATTTAATCAAGAATTACCCGGATGCCCAACAGAAAACCGGGTACTTATTTTATCCCCAAAGGAGGTAAATCAAACTAAATCCGGTTTGATTATCCCTGAACAAGTAAAAGAGGGAGTTCCTCGTAAAGGGGTTGTAGTAAAGAGTGGGGAAATTACCGAAGAATACAAAACCTACCGAGAATTGGTTGCTGTAGGTAGAATAGTTACCTATGGTTTGTATGCAGGTAAAGAACTTGAATTCGAAACGGACAAACTATCTCCTGCTCTCAAACAACTTTTAGAGAAAAACGTTCTTACCGTATTGAGTATGAACGAAGTAGTTTACTCAGAACCGAATAATTAAAACTAATAATTATGATAAAAGACGAGAAGAAAAAGAAAGTTTCATCAGAGGGTCTTTCTACAAAAGAAAAGATGCTAGCTAGAAAGAAACAGCTAGAATCTAAGGGAAATGGAAGTGGGTTGGTATATCCAAAAGAAGGAACCCTGAGAATGAGAATTAAATCTCCAGGTGATGACCAAGAATTGGGTATCGAAATTATTCAATTCTATCTGGGGGGCAATTTGGGAGGAGTTATATCTCCGGCTACTTTTGATGAACCTTGCCCATTTATGGAGAAATATCAAGAATTGAAAAACTCCAAGGATGAAGATGACAAGGAACTTGCCAAGAATCTGGTACCAAGAAGAAGGTACGTTGTTGGTGGTATCATTTACTCAGATGAAAAGGGTAGTAAGGTAGATTACGAAGGCAAAGATAAGGGAGTTTTAGTTCCTCGCTCAGTATACCAGGATATCATTGACCTTTACCTTGATGAAGATGAGGCAGGTGATATGACCGACCCAAAAACTGGTTACGATGTTAAGGTAATTCGTTCTGGGTCTGGTAAACTAGACACTACCTATTCTGCCCGTGCTTGCAAACCAACCAAGTTGGATAAGAAATACCAAGGTACAATTGACCTTGAGGGAATAGTTCGTTCTCAAATCAAATCCTATGATGAGTTGGAAAATTTACTTTCACAGTATCTAAATGAAGACCATGGGGATGACGATGATGACGATAAGTCAAAGAAGAAAAAGAAAAAGGGAGTTCACAAAGACCATTACATGGAAGATGATGAACCCAAGAAAAAGAAAAGAAAATACAAATCGGATATTTAAGGGTTAGTAATATGGTTTCATTCGAAGGTGGTAATTAGATTCGTTCTGTTATCACCTTCTTTAGTTTAAAGACATTACATTATGGCAAAGAAATCTAAGGTTGGTTTAAAAGTACCAACCAAAAATGAGATATTGAAAAAATATGGTGGGATGATTAAGGTAGCATCAGAAACTAAGGAAACAGGTTTATGGTTACCTTCAACATTCTTTGCTCTCAACTATTTATTCGGAGGGGGCATACCCTGGGGAAAATCCATTGAAATTGCTGGAGAAGAATCTTCAGGTAAGTCTCTTATTGCATACAACTTTGCATATTCTACAATTCAACTTGGTGGACACGTAATATGGGTAGATGCCGAACAATCTTGGATGAATTCCTGGGCAGAGATTAATGGTGTAGACCCAACTAAGGTAACTTGCATTAATGATACCCGTATAGAGTACGTATCGGATGCAGTAGCAGACTTAGCAATATACCTTCGTTCTCAGTTAACTAATAATGAACCGATACTCTTAGTAATCGATTCTATTGCTGCTATGGACTGTGCAGATAACATAGATGCTAAAATGGCAGAGGGTAAAGCAGAGATGGGAGGTAGAGCAAAGGCTCTTTATAAATACTTCCGTATCAGGAGTGAACTCTTCTACAAACTCGGAATTTGTCAAATATACATTAACCAATTAAGAACAGCACTCAATGTCGGATTTGGAAAAGATAATACAACCACTACTGGAGGAGCAGCACTCAAGTTTTATGCTTCAATCCGGGCTGCGTTCTATTCTGGTAGAAGCATTACTGTTAAGCAAAAAGGTAAAGAACGAAAAGCAGGCAAACTCGTTACTATTCGACTTATTAAGAATAAAGTGGCTCCTCCAAGACCAACGATCTCTAAATGCCCGGTATACTTCAATCCTAAATTCCATGAAGTCGGCTTTGATAGATGCTTCGGACTCGAAGACGTCTTAGTAGAGAACGACATTATCGAAAAATCCTCAGGTGGGGTTTATAAGTTTAAAGGTAAAACCCTTGCAAGAGGAGAAGAGAAATTCCAAAAGCTTCTTGAGGAAGATGATGACCTTCGTCGTAAGTTACTTCGTAAAGCTGATATTAATACCATCGGTACCACTAGAAAGAAGTTAGAAGCTCTGACTACTAATTATTATCCAGTAGATGGAGTAGAATATGAATCATTTAATGAGTCGGAAGACGAGGAGGAAGACGATGAGTAAGAAAACAATATTATTGATTGATGGGGAGAATATTCTCCATCAATCTTTTCACAAGTTCGAAAAACTTAAGAGTACTGATGGTAAACCAAGTGGAGCAATCTTCGGATTTTTCAAATCACTTCACATGTATCTTACACGGTTCGAACCAGATGATGTTTATATATCATTCGATAATGGGCATTCACCTTTGAGAATGGAGCTGTTACCCAATTATAAGGGACACAGAAAGAATATATCTGTAGACTACGAATCATTGCAAAGTCAAAAGGTAATTATAATGAAAATGCTGGGTATGCTAAGAATTAATTATATCTTCGATAAAAAGAAATCTACAGTATATGAAGGAGATGACTTCTTAGCATACCTTGCAATTAAAAAATTCCAATCCGAGAAAATGATACTTATATCATCGGATAAAGACTTTAACCAGTTGCTATCAAATAACCTGAGGATATATAATCCCAGAAAAGATGAGATGATAAGAATGGATAACTGCAAAGAATTATTCGGTTATCATTCTCATGAAACGGTAGAGTACCTTGCAATGGTTGGAGATACTTCCGATGATATACCAGGGTTCCCGGGTATAGGCCCAGTAAAAGCAAGGAAAATCCTTGATGAGGGTAGAATTGAGAAGTTTATTGCCCAGAGTAAGAACAAAGAATATCTTCAAATATGGAAAAGGAATGAACAGTTAATCGACCTTTTCTGGTTTGTAAGACATAATCCATTGGATAAGTTACCAATTAAGTCAAAGAAGAAGTTTAAGTATGAGAAATTCAAAGAGCTTTGTATCGAATACTCTTTAGCATCATTTTTGACAAATGAATTTATAAAACCATTTAAAGCATTACATCATGAGTAAGAGAATTATGTTTGTGGGTCCCTCTGGTATAGGGAAAACTACTTTAGCTAAGTATATAGCTAAGAGAGAAGATCTACCCTTTATTTCTGGTAGTATGTCAGATTTATTACCTGCTACTGAAGGGGTATCACATAATGAAATATTATCCCTCGGTTCGGAGGCAATGTATAAAGCAGATTTTCAACTTCTGAACAAAAGGAATAGGTTATTCAAGGATAGAGAATACTTCGTAACTGATAGGAGTTATGCAGATTTGGCTGCTTATTTTTGGTATAAGCAATCAAGAACTTTACCAGAATGTGAAATGGAACATTTTTTCTGTCAATGTAAGACTTTAATGGAAGATCAATGTGATGTAGCAATCTTCTTACCATTAAATCTAGATACTTATAAGCATTGGTCAATGGAAGATAATGGTAAGAGAATACTTAACAGATTCTTCCAAGTTCAGATATCATCTCTTATGGGGGAATTGCTTGCAAATTGGGAAATACCCACTATTTGTATATCTGAGCTCAATTTAGGTATGAGAACGGAACAAATCAATTACCATTTAGATATGATATGGGGAAAGAAGTAATGATTGATAATATAAAAGGCTTTCCCGGGTATCACATTACCCGGGATGGTTTGTTATATAGTAGGTATGACAAAAAGGGTAGATTAACAGATGAATATCATCAAAATAAAATATACACTCGCTCTAATGGGTATCAACAAGCCGTATTAAAAATCCGTAAATTAAACCTATTAAGAAGAGCTTATATCCATAGGTTAGTAGCTGAAGCTTATATATCTAATCCTTTAAATAAGCCATGTGTATGTCATAGGGATAATATAAGAATTCATAATTGGGTAGATAATCTCTATTGGGGTACATATTCTGAAAATACAGAACAAGCTTCTAAAGATGGTAATCTAAATGGCCCACTTAAGAAACTAAGATTTATCGTATTTTCAGACCTCCATTTACACTCTTGGGGAAAATATGAAACTAGACTTAATACTGCTATTAAGGTGTTAAGGATTATATCCGATGAATGTATGAAGTATCGGGTTCCTGCTTTATTTTGTGGTGATTTATTACATGAGTCAAATAGAATTTCTAGTGAACTAGCAGAAATTCTACATGATGAATTTAAGAAGCTTGATGAAAAAGACTGGATTATGTATAATATATCCGGAAATCATACACTAAACCGAATTAACCGAATAGATAAACCCTCTTTTTCTTGGGATATCTTTTTTTCTGGGATATATAGGTTTTTGAAAAATATAGACCTAAAAAGGGTTCATATAGGTAATACCTATATATATGGAGTTCCCTATATTGATAATAACATTGGCTTATCCGAATATCTTAATAAGATTAAGTTAGTAGGAGATAAGAAAAGATGTAAGCATATACTTATGCTTCATACTGACTATCCAGGAGCAAAAGATACTGATGGCAGGGAAATAAACTCAGTAGAAAATCTCAATGTAAATACTCTGAATAAATTTGATTTAGTATTATGTGGGCATATACACAAACCCCAAAGACTTTCAAAGAAAGTATATATGATAGGAGCCCCTTATCAACAAAGAAGGACAGATAAAAATTGTAAACTTGGATATTGGAAACTTTATTCAGACCTATCCATGGAATTTGTAGAATTAAAAAGGTTTCCGAAATTTATCGATGTAGAAAGGGAAGAGGATATTAAGGATGATGGTAATTATTATACGGTAATTCCCCAAAAAGCTAGTACTCCAGTTAATAACAAACATAAGATTACTAAGCAACTTTCTAAGAAGTCTCTAGCAAAGAGATACCTAAGAGAGAAAGGTATTAAAGATGAGGTTAAAACTAATCTATTAATTGAAACACTTAAAAAGGCTGAGTCATGTTAACGTTCTTAAACTTAGAGGCAGAAGGATTTTGTTCAATAGAATCCTTACATCTACAATTAAACCCCACTTGTACCATACTTATCAAGGCCCCAAATGGGAAAGGGAAATCAACTATTCTCTCTGCCTTGGTATGGGCAATATATGGGAAAAACCTAAAGGGTGTTTCTGAGGTAAATACTTGGAAGCAAGTAAGGCCTAAAGATTACAAGGGTACTAAGGTACAAGTATATTTTCAGAAAGATTCTCATACATATAAGATAGTTAGATGTCAAAAGTATGATGAAGTACTTGAGGATGGTGCTAAAGGCAAAGACAGACTTATCTTCATGAAAGATGGAGATATAGTCGATATAAAAGGGAAGGGGAAGATACAGGATTTTATAAACAGAGAGATAGGTTTATCATATACTCTGTTTATGAACTCAATCATGTTTGGTCAGGGTATAAAGAGACTTATACAAGAATCTAATTCGGATAAGAAAAAGATATTCGAAGAAGTATTTGATTTAGAGTTCTTAAACCTTGCTAAAGGCATTGCATTACAAGATAAAAATAACTTGATATCTCAAATAAACGAGGTAGAGCATGAGTCTCAAATGCTTAAGAAAGAATTAGAGGCTAACAAGGAAGCTTACTTCGATATGAGAGATAGAGAAAAATCCTTCAAGCAAAAAATCAAAGAAGAAAGAAGAGAGTTAAAGCAAGATAGGGAAAAGCTAACTAAGCTACTAATTGAAAAACAAAAACAAATCAAGGATGAAGTAGATGCTTCGCTTCAGATAAAGATTAAAAAACAAAATGAACTAATCCTTGATTTGAGGGGTAAGATAAAAGATGCAAAGAATTTATCGAATGTACCCCTTAAGAAAGTAATCAAAGAATTGGTAATACAGTTAGAAGCCGGTCACTACAAACGTGCGTTACGTGATGCTAAATCAATATATAAAGCGTTTTCTGACCTTGACAAATATGATAAAGAGTATCAAGAGGCTTTAGAGAGGTTGGAAGAACTTAGTAGTGTAAATGATAGGTATAAGAAATTAAAATCAGACTGTGATGATATTGCTTCTGATATTGCTTCTATTGACGAAGACCTGGCTAAGCTCAAGCAAGAAAAGCTTAAGGTCATGTCTCCAAAGTATAAACAAAAACTTAAGGAGATTAGGAAGAATTTACGGAAGGTTGATGAAGACTTTCACAATAAAGAGTTAGAGTTAGAGAATTATAACTGGTTAATTAATGACCCATTGGGTAATAATGGGATTAAGGCTTATCTATTTGATTCATCTCTTGAGTTCTTAAATAAATGCCTTGATAAGTATTCAGAGGTATTGGGATTTAGGATTGAATTTAATATTGATTTGGGCACTGCTAGAAAAGAATTTGTTACTTTTATTGAAAGGGATGGGCAAATAATTGATTATGATGAACTTAGCGGTGGAGAAAAACAATTATGTAATGTTGCAATGGCATTTGCAATGAATGAAGCTCTTACTGCTTCTAAGGGTATTAACTTAGCATTTCTCGATGAGGTATTCGAATCTTTAAGTTCAGATAATGTAGAAGTAGTTACCTCACTAATACGTCACATATTCAAAGAGAAAACTCTATTCTTGATAACCCACTTAGATTCACTTCCTCTTGGTAATACCAAAATTCTGCAAGTGGAAAAGACCCAAGGCCTGAGTAGGTACCAATTACTATAATGGTATATAAACTTTAACAAGACAGGAAGATGAAAACCTTTAGTAATTTATACTCTGCTATAAAACATGGTAGAAACATAATAATTAGGCCTAAATGGAAACCCAATGTACCAGGTCATAATTATTATGTTTCTAAAAATGGTAGAGTTTACAGATATCTTGGAGATTTCAAATGGGTAAGGATTTCTGTATATTCGGATGGTAAACCCGACAGTTATTTAAAGTGTAAGATAGATTTAAAATCTTGGTTATTACATCGTTTAGTAGCTACTATTTACCTTCCTAACCCAGATGGTCTACCAGTAGTAATGCACCTTAATAATAACAAAAGGGATTGCAGAGTTAAAAATCTTAAATGGGGTACTGAGTTAGATAATACTTTACAGGCTTGGTTTGATGGTTGTTTACCAACCCCAAATAAGATTATTTATTATAACGATGTACATAATCTTTATAATCAAGGTTTAAGTGTAAGAGAGATAGCTAACATATTACCGATTCATATTTCTTCAGTTCGTAGAATCTTGAAAGGTAAGGGTCTTATTAAGTATAAAGATAAATTTTGTTATGTCAATAAACAGCAAAAATAAGGGTTCAAGATTCGAAAGAAAGATAGGTGCTTGGTTTACAAAATGGACCGGGTACAAATTTGAAAGGAATAGAGCGGGGAGTGGAGCTTGGCATTCAAACAAGGACTCCACTTCCGATTTAACCTGTACTGATGAAAGGCATGCTCATAGATGTAAGATATCCATCGAATGCAAGAATTATAAAGAGATTAAGTTTGAACATCTACTCTTAGGTAATAAGGGATGCGATATACTGAAATTCTGGGAACAAGCTTCTAAGGATGCAAAAAGAGCAAATAAAGTTCCCATACTCTGTATGAGATATAATTCAATGCCCTCAGAAGAATTTTTCTTTGTAGTTGGAAAGGATTTATCTTCCGTATTCTATAAACCCCTATTCGATAAAGCCAATATTATGGTAATTGATGTACCAAAGATAGATGAGATTCTTTATGTATTCATGGCTAGTGACATATTGAAGAATGTAAACTATAAGTTAGTACATAAACAAGCTAAGTTAATTATTAAAAACCGGTAACCTATGAAGAAGCATACCCCATACTCATATTGTATATTTTACCTTGAAAGGAAGTACTGTGATAAAATCAATAAAGAACTCAAAGAAAAGGGGTATGACCAAATCAAGGCAATTATTCCTATGGTAAACGTATTAAGAAAAACCACAAAGGGTAAGATGGTATTCGAAGAAGTACCAGTATTATTCAATTATGGTTTTATGAGAATGCCTACTAAATTAGCATTCTCAAGGCCATTTCTTAATAAGTTACGTAGAAATATATCTGGTATCAGAACTTGGTTACGTAATACCGAGACAATGCACCCAAGAAAGAAAAAGGTAAGGATTGACAATGCAGAAGAATTTGATGATTTTTCTTTAGTGGCTACTTGTAGTAGAAAAGAAGTAAGGCGATTTAAACGTATTGCTAGAGAGAATAAGAAGTTTTCAGTAGATGATTTAGTCAATGTAAAGCCTGGAGATTACTTAGTATTACGGGGTTATCCTTATGAGGGAGTAGATGCTACAGTATTAGAGGTTGACCATCTTTGTAAAAGGGTAAAAGTTCTTATATACCCCGAGATGGGAAGAATGGAAGTATGGTTACCTTTTGACAACGTCATTTATAGTGTATATTTAAACCATGACCCAGATAAACTTTATGCTAATTCTGGGGAATATGACCCTAATCAGATAACCAATGAAGCAATTGATAGTATAATGAGATATAGGAGAATTTAATGTTATGAACGAAGCTCAACAAAAAGCCTGGAGTTGTTTAATTGATAAAGAACAACAATCATTATTCCTTCAACTATCAGAAAGTAAATCTTCATGGGAAGCTGGTGAAATTTTAAAGTTATCTCATTACAAGTATCTTGAAATCCGGGAACGGTCAGAGAAATTCTTTAGGCTATTCTCGGATTTTTTTGAGAAACACACTTCTATTTTTCGACCAGATTGCCCCTGTGAGAGGAATTTCCAAGATTATATGGAGGGATGTTTAGAGAAACGATTAAAAAGAAAAGAAGCAAGCTTATTCACAGGAGACTCAGCTCAATTACTCCCAAAGGTAAACTCTAAAAATATAGAGAGAAACATGAAGAGGTTAAAGGAGTCTGAGGATGAATGGGATATGGACACTCTAAGATTAATTCTTGAATTTGATAGGTGGAATAACTTTAGAATACTTCCAAGGATGCTACAACAGCCATCTGCATTTAAAAGGCGGTCGAATAAGAAGGATAAGATATATATCAAATACCTACTTAATAGGGTACCGGATTGGATGCACACTAAACTCAAGGAAAGGTTTAGGTATAAAGTAAAACCAGGAAAGAAAAAGTATTGGGTAGCTTTAATATCTGAGGACCTATATACCGATGGTTATCTATTGTTACCAGTAAGACCTTTGGATGAAGTAGTAGATGAATTTAGTAGATTCTACATGTATGTATTTAAAACTAAAGATGATGCTGATACCTTTGGTTTTATGGTATCTAAGTTCATGATTAAAACCGAATCTGTTAAGCTTGGACAAAAATTCTGGCCAGAGTACCGTTGCTGTGTGGAAAAAGCAGTAAACTATAATCAAGTGAACAACATAGAATTCAATATTAAGAAATTGGATATGGCTTATAACACACATATCAAGAGAAAGCATAAAAAACCTAAATCCACTGCTGCGAACCGAGCAAAAACCTCGGATTTTTATAAAAATAAATAGAGAAATAAGATAAGATTAAATTATTTATTCTTATATTTGCAAAGAAAATAAATGAATACTTTAAAATATTAATGATATGGCAAAAAAGAGTAGAAAAGACATGAAAGCCCCATCCAAGGAGAAATCAAATTTCCTTGGTGCTTCTGGGAGAAACATGACTTATAAGGATTTAAAGAGAAAGGCTATTATATTGGGAATGCCTTTCCCTGATGCTTGTTCTGCTGGAGTATTCGACCTATTACATTATATCAATGTATCGGAAGAAAAGCCAGATAAATCGTTAATTGATAAATATGACGATTGGATGGATAAGCAATTAGAAAACATTGGGTATTCGAAAGATGACCCATTAAGAAATTCCAGATTAAGGCTTGGGTTTCTCGGAGAAGAAGGGGAAAATGGGCAAAGAAGAACCAAACGAGTTCCTGGGATAAAGAAACCTCGAGAAAAGAAACCACCAAGAGAGAGGGATGAATTTAATCTTATCAAGGGTACAAAGAAATCTTATGTATTCGAATTAACTGCAAAAGGTTTTGAACTTGATAGAGTTATTCGGAGAATGAAAAAGAAATTCCCCGAAGCAAATGAGAAATCTATCAATCTTTGGTATAGAATGGCAAAGAGGAATATAAATGGTAAAACTAAAGGAAAGTAACAACGGACCCATACGACCAGATAGATATTATATATGGACTTGGAGACCAGATACTACCAATAAGATTGTTACTGAAAAGAAATTATATAGGAAACATCTAACCGGTATACCATACTTTACTAGACACCAAGTAAAGGTTACCTTAGTTTATCTTTATGGTGTAGATGTTCTTCAATATATCCATATAATATCTGGGAGGAAACTTATAAAACAAGGCATTAGAGAATTATCCGATATGAATGGTAAACTTCTTAAAAAGGGTAGTACTAAATTCTGGTTTAAGGGTAAATTCGTAAAAGCAAGGAAGTTCATAATGCCCGATGAATATCACATGGATAAACACCGACGAAGAAGATTTATGGTACAAATGCACCGAGTCTTTAAGTCTAAAGGAAAAAAGGAATTCAATGAAAGGTACTCAATCAAACTCTATGGACAACGGCAAGGCATATCTCCCAAGTATACAAGGCAAAAGAGATTACAAATCAATCTTGCTATCCTACAGGATTTACAACAGGCTGAGTCAAGAGGAGAAAAATAAATTCAATCTGTTATTCCTGCAGTACCCTCCATTGGTAAGTTCATTGGCTTTATATTTAAGAAAGAAGCTGAACATTCCAATACAAAAGGTACTATTTATCAAAGCACAAAGGGATATGCTTGAAATATTCGATGAGGCATCACTTAAATTTTTAGGATATTTGCCCAAAGAAAGATTTATCAAGAAGTCTTTATTATTTCAAGGGTTTGTTCCATTAGAGAGTATTAAACTTAGAAGGTCTTATGCTTATATAATGACAAATAGGATGATAGAAAATAAAATATGGGTCTACCCAATTCGATTATCCGATAACTATAAAACAATGATAAAAGGGAAATACAAATCCTATACCGAAGTATTTGGGAAGGTGGGTATTCCTGGGATAACTAAAATTAAATATAGCAATGAATAATAACGAAGGTTTTAAAATCACAGCACATCAACCAGCAAACCCATTTGCAGGTAAGAAGTTTAAGATAGTCACTTATCAAGGTGACAAGGAACTTGCCTCTCAGGCAATAACAATTGAATCTCAATTAGAATTAAAGACAACTCTAGATGAGATAAAACAATTCAATATTGCTCAGGAGGAATTAGTAAAATCTGGGTATACTCAGAAATCCATACTGGTAAAGAAACTTATAACAGAGTGATATAAATAAATTATTAACCAACTTAAACATTACGAAAATGGCTAAGAAGAAAAAAGAAGTGGAACTGAAAGAAGTTTCCAGAACAGAAATCAATGGTGCAATCATCATTAAGTACGAAGACGGCTCAGTAAAGATTATCCCTGCTCCTATCATGCTTTCTGTCGAAGAAGCCGAAGACCTTTTTGGTTCTGAATCCGATGACGAGGAAGAAGAAGAAGAGGAATCGGATGATGACGATGATGATGATTCCGAAGAGGAAGAAGAAGAGGAATCGGATGATGACGATGAGGAAGATGAGGAAGGTGATGATGATGATGATGATGATGATGATGATGATGATGATTCCGAAGAGGAAGAAGAAG